CGAAAATAGGCGGCTCCGGGCCGCCAAATTCGGCCGCTTGCATTTTGCTTTTCCTCTGGGCTTGCAAGGCAGGGAAAAGCCCCATTTCAGTTAGATATTTCTAACTATGGGCTGAAAACCCTTGTATTTCGGGCATTTTCGGGCATTTTTCACGATTTGGTTATATAAGACTAACTTGCTTATTCAATAAAACTCGCCCCTCGGTCTGTGCCGGGGAGCGAGTGTGCCTGATAGTCGTAAGGGGGTCGGGAAAATTTTTCAAAAGTCGAAAGTCGTAAGCGGTCAAAAGTCGGAAGCAAAGTCGAAAGTCGGAAAGTCGAAAGTCGATCAATCCTCCGAAGTCGCTTCGGGCAGGGTGTAGCGGTCGGAAATGTCCTTCGCGTCAAAGTCGGATTCGGGTTGATTCGGAGTAATGACCATCTCCTGCTTGTCCTGATAGCCGAAATTGTTCTTTCCGAGGAATATGCCAGAAACGGGGTTGATTTTGCCGTTTTGCATGTAATTTTCCCACAAATTCCCCAGAAAGTCGTAAGCCTTTTTTATAGCGTCCAACGTTTCTTGCGGTAACGTAGCTTGTTGGTTTGAGATAAAATTGCCTGTCGCAATCTCCCACAACCTACGTCTATCCACACCTAACGCCATTCCCAACCCTGTTACAGTCGGTTTCACATCGGCTTCGCCATAAAGTCGGAAATACTCTGCAATCCTCTCTTTCACCGCAACAGGGTCGTGAAGGTCAACCTTATCCATCTTGTAAAGCTCTAACCCAATGGACATATACTTGCGATTGTCACCCTCGTCAAGTATCAACCCTTCACCTGTCAAGGCGGGATTGCCTACGCTCTTGTGTCGTATCACCTCGCGCCCCACCTGCTCCATGTCAGCGGTCTGCTTCTTCCTCGGCATTGTCATCATCCTCCCAATACTCACAGTCCATGCAATCTGTTTCGTCCTCCACCTCAAAGTCGCGGTCATAAGGACAGTCATAGTCGTATCTGCATCCGGGCATAGTCGAAAACCTCCTTCAAAGTCGTTCTTAGTCGCAGGGGACGCAAGGGAAGAATTTTTTACCCCCTTTTATATAAGGGCCTATATACTCTCTTTATCTTCTTTTTCTCTCACATGTAGTAACTTGGGAAATATATTCCCTTGCATCCCTTATCTATATAAGACCCTCATGTAGTAACTTGGGGAATATATTCCCTTGCGTCCCTGATTGTCACAATGCCACCCTGTTTCCGACATTTCCTTTCAGCTTCAACCCGTGAACGTACCACACTCCCGTATTCTTAATAGCGTGATACCCACGGATAGAAAGTTCCTGATAGAAAGTCGTAGAGCCGATGGGCTTGAACCGATTGTCCCCGGTGTTGCACCAATTCCTGTACGCTTGGTATACATCACCGCGAACCTCTCTGCCCTCTGCGTCCTTCTCACAGCACTCATCGAGGAAACGACCAATGCGGTCATTTTGATTCCGATAATTCTGCGTAGCCTTTTTCACACAGTCGGGCGGGTTCAGGCCATGCTCGATATAGTCTTTGCATCCATCCACGAGCCACCCAAGGATAGTCGGTAGGTTGTCGGGGTCGGCAAAGAGTTCTTTCAGGTCGGTGTCGCGGGAATCGCCATCGAACTTCTCATTGAACTCGATGACCCACACACGATCTGACAGGAACACGGTATCGTCATTGACCACAGGCAGGTAGTTTGTGTTGACCCAAAGCGTGAACTGCGGGACAAAGCTGAAAGGCTTCTCGTACAGGCCACGAGTGGTCAGGGTGTCGCGCCCCGTCATGGTTTTCATGGACGCGCTGTCGAGCCTTGCGCTGTGTTTCGATTCGGACATGTCCACGATTCTCGCGCCGAGCAGGGTGGCCAGCATGGGCTGCGGGGCGTTGAAGTCCACCGAATCGCCGTTCTTCTTTTCACAAATCAGGTCGGGCGAGGTGGTTTTGATGTAATCCGAGCCAAGGGCGTTCTCGATGGCGCGGAACAGCGTACCCTTGCCGTTTCGGGATTGTGCGCCGTAGGCTACGAACATACATTCCTCGCGGTTCACGCCGAGCAGGGAATAGCCGAGAGCGCGTTGGAGGAATTTGGCTTTTTCCTTGTCGTGGGACATGATTTCATCGACAAAGGTGTACCAACGGGCGCAGGGGGTCGTGAGAAAGTCGGGCAGGTGCGTGTTGGTCTGCATTGTGACATTGTAGTCCTCGATGTTGTCGATGACAGAGCCATCCCGCAGGTCGTAGGCAAGGTAGGTCGTGTTCAGGATATACGGGTTCCTGTCAAAGTCGGTGAGCTGCTTGCGAACCTTCGTGGCGAGAACGGCGATGATGTTCCGCATGGGGTTCCGCTTGCGGAGAGACCTGACATATTTGTCGTAAGCCTGAACGACCTCAATTTCCTCTTTTTTCTCATCGGGGTCGAGGTCGCTGTTCTCGTAGAGCCATTCCTGCTCCTTGACGTAGATGAGAAGCAGGTTCAGGATGGTTTCGAGCCGATCATGGAGCAGGCCATCTTCGGGCTGTTTGACCCACCGCCCGTTCCAAATGTACCACGACTGGTTCTGCGGACAATAGCAGATTTTGTCGTTGTAACAGTCGGACATGAGGTTCGCCAGGCCGAGGTCATCCCAAGTGTAGACGGAGGACTTGTGCGGGGTCAGTTCCATCAACTGAAACATGATCTGGGACATGCTCTCGTCCCCGATTTCGTCATCCTTGTAGTGAAGCTCGTAGAGCTTTTGTTCGTCAGACATTCTTACCTCCCGTTTTCCTGATACCGACAAAGTACCAGTTGTCATAGGGTTCCTCTCCGCAGGTCGGGCAATCGGTTTGCTCCAAGTGCGACAGCTTTTTCATGGTGTCCTCGACAGAAAAGGTGTCGGGAATCATGATCTGTCGTTGGGTCTCGCATTTACGACACTTGACGATGACGCTATACAGGTTTTTCATAGAATCATCAACCCCTCATAGTCTACCCGAAGGTAGGAATATCCTGACTGGCATCGTGCCATTTTGTGAAACTCGTCCAAGCCCTTATCCCTGATACATTCGAGGAATTTGACCACGAGGGCTTCCGTTTCGGGATGGAAATGCCGACCTACCCTGACCTTGTTGTAATAGTCCAAGGGGTCGCTCTGCTTCCATTTGCCCTGCGCGTAGACTTTTCCCGCGCCGACCCAATCACAGACCATCTCGACCACATAGGGGTACGGGATTTTGTTGGCTATGATCTGGCCTTGGGAATCGAAGTCAATCCAATACTCCCAATGGTGTGGATTATGACCCATGTGGTGTTGCCAAGCGAGGGAATAGCCCGTTTCGTCCTTTTCGGCTTCGATGGGACTACGGTTGCCCTGAAAATGCTTTGCAGAGGGGACGAACTCGGTCAGACCGAACTTGGAGTTGTCGTGCATGAGACCCCGCCAAGTCTGACCACAGGCGATGCACTCCCGACACACGATGACCTTGTGCCTGAAAATGGTCTTGAAGTGCTTAATCATCGGTTGAAGCATCTGACTTCACCTCCCCATAGCAATTCATTTTCTCAACCCCTGCCATATTGTGGTTTTTCAGGTCGTGCATAAAACGGTCGGTAATCGGCTTTACGAAATAAGCGGGGCGGTTGCCGAAACAGACAATAGCTGCGTTATCCTGCCTATTGATGATGACGGTCGTGTACTCGGTGGTCATGGCCTGTCCGTAGCAGAATCCTTTTCGAGCAAAGCCACCGCCCGTATTAGGCCAAGTCTGCGGAAAGACGAAGCAGTCATTGTCGGGAATGTATCGAGTGTTAGGGTCATGCGTTTTGAGCAATTCTTCACCGAAGCGATATTCGAGAAGCTCAAAATTCGGGTAAGTTCTCATCATATCATCGCTCCCATCCGATCTGAAAGGTGATCTTGTTCGGGAAGGGATAGTACCGCATGAACAGGGCTTTCATGGTTTCGGCGGTCTGCGCGGTATCGCACATGAACATAAAAGGAATGTCGTAGCAATGCCACTTACCCTTCTCCAATGGTGTGTCGTTGATCGTTTCCTGCCGAAGCGGGGTCAAAAAGTCCTTGTCCTCCTGCGAGAAGGTGATACCAAGGCGGGATTCAATCTCTTTCGGGGACAGGTTGCCGAGAAAAATCATTTTCCGTTCCTCCTTGCGTAGTCGAGCAGGTTTTTCATGAGCAGGGTGAGCCAATAGGCCACAATCCACGCTTGCATGGCGTACCCTGCAATCAAGCCCGTTGCCACCACCGCAGAGATGATGGCAAGGGCGATAATTAGGAGATTGGTGAGTTTCGCTATTAGTACCTCCGATTCTTTACGAAGTCGCATTTGGCGCACCGTTTGGTCACGTCTCCGCAACAGGAGAACTCGTGACCGTGGAGCCAACAGCGGAAGCGATACCAACGGTACGAGAGTTTAGCTATCCACGTCAGTTGCATCGGTGTCCTCCTTCGGCGCGACATTCGTGCCATAGCGGGTGTGCTGGGTTTTCAGGGTGACGAGCTTCTTCTTGTGCCGTTCGGGGAAGCAGAATTTCAGCGCGTCCTCCACCTTGCGAGTGCTGAAAACGAGGTGTTCATGATCTTCTGAAATCATGGCTTCGTTGAAGATACTGTCGAGGAACATGTTCAGGCGGTAGTTGTCGGCCTTGACCTGATTGTAGGAACTGACCGACAGGGTGACGATGTTGGATTCAGTTGCCACGGGTGGTTTCCTCCTTTAGCTTTTCAAGGGCTTTTCTCGCTCTGCGGAGCGTTCCGACCATGCCCCAACGCCAATATCCTGAATAGGGGTTTATGTCGCACTCCATCATTTCCAAGCGAATAATGTCTTTGTCGATCTGGGGTAGCTTTTCGTCCCACTTCAACAGGAGTTGCATGTGACGCTTTAGCTTCGCGTCCCGATACTTATGTTGTTGCTTCCCATCCATGCTCGTGGTTCTCCTGACCGATGTTGATACCTTCGATGACCGCCCGAACTTCGAGGATATGAAGGTACTGACCCATGACGCTCTGCTGTTCACGGAGCAGGTCGAAGGTGCAATCGTGGGGCGGTTCCTGAACCTTCGAGGTGTAGTGACTTGCTTCAATGTGGTTACAGTAGGCTTTCAGCTTTTCATAGCGGATTTTGGTCTGCATGTATTCAGCGAAAAACCGTTCCTTGTAATCTGAGCTTTCCATGTGACGCTCGGTGTCCTTCAAAGTCCATGCCATTACCAAGACCTCCTTTTGTGCATCCGTTCCCGGATTTCTTCGTTGTTGGCTTCACGCATCCACGCGACCATTTCCGAGTTGATATACAGGACACCCTCATTGGGTTCTTCCTCCGCAAAAGTCTTGGGCGTGAAGAATTTGATTTCGTCCCGCTTATATGTACGGGGGTTTCGCTCATTTTTGAGCAAAAGCGTGACATAACCCACTCACACCACCCCCTTGATCGTGTCGTGGAGGTCGCAGGACTTGATTTCATAATCCTCGGCTTCGCGGACATAGGCCACGTTGTCCCAATTCACAAGGGTCTCCCGCCCCGAAGGGGTCATCGCGCCAATGCGGTCGGTGAAACGGGAGAGGGAGTGAAGGTCTTGCAGACGGCGGGTCAGGGTCATGCCGTTGGTAAAAACGATGGTGATATAGTTCATTGCGCTTCTCCTTCCACATCCCAACAGTCGGCATATTCGATTTCCACGTTCACCTTGGAGGGAACCACGTTCTCGATGGCGGTGGCGATCAAATGTTTAGGATAATCGCTGTGAAGTCGCTCCCGATGGTCGGACAGGGAGCCAATGGCGGGGTTATCGGTGATAATCTCGATTTTGGCGATGACCTTTTCGATTCTGCGCTTCATAGGTCACACCTCCTTCTCCAAGAGAAGCAACTGTTCCCGCAGGAGAGTGATGACCCGATGAATGGATTGCGGGGAACATTTCTGCTCCATAGAGAGGTCGGTAACGCCCCATCTTTTGGGATGTTCCTCGATGAGTTTCTTGTAGGCGAAAACCTTGCGGTTCAGTTCACGGTTCAGACCGTTGACAAGCTCTATGCGCTCCATCATTGCCTTGGTGTTCTTCTTCATTTGACCCGCCCTCCGATCATGATGACAGGATGACGCTTCATGGCCTGATTCTCACGCCACAGCTGGTCAATCTTGACCTTCAAGGCGATGTTCTCACGCTCCAACTCCATGACCTTCTTCTCCTGATAGGCGTACATGGCGGTCAGGTGATTGTGGTCGCGCCACAGCTGGTCATAGTGAGCGCAAAGGCGGTCGAGGGCATCCGCAGCTTGGTAGAGCAGGGGGATGTTCCAACGCTTCCCGATGATACGAAGCTCTTGGATGATAGCAGAGTTATTCGGCATATAGTTCTCACTCCTTCAAAAACTCCACCACTTTATCGTAGCAATCGCAAATCATTTTGAGTTCGGCTTTGCCTTCCGCTTCTCTGTGGCAGATTTCGTTGTAAATGTCATCGTCACGCAGAGCCGTTACATTCTGGGTAATCATGGTGGTAAGTACCTGCGGTTCGAGGGCATCAAGTTCCCATGATTCGTACCCATATTGGTCGATGTACTTTCCGCACCGACTATCGGTAATCTTGGCGGGGTTGGGCGGTGGATTATAGGTGTCAACCTGATTCATGGTTAGAGCAATACGCTTCACTTCTACATCCGCGCCAAACATGTTCAAGCGTTCCTGAATGTCGCGGGTCATGTCGATACCCGAAGGGTCGTGGTCTCCGAGGTGGATGATATATCGTCCTTCTCGGTAGCCTTGACGGATAAAACGTTGAGCAGCTACCCACATTTCCGATTGCGAGGTATAACCACGGCAGGAAAAATACGGGGTGTCAATCGGTCGGCAAGCCTGACCCACAATATCGACAAGAGCGTCCTTTTCAACCCACACTTCGACATAATTGGGTTATCCCTGCCATTTATCGAGCAGGTAGGAATACCTTGCGGAGTCAATGACTTCTGCGGGTGTGTCCCAATGGGAGTTACGTCGAAGGTTTCTCGTTCTGTCGGTAATCGCTTCCCAATCAATCAGACCCGCAAGCCGTCCATCGTTGATAAGGTTGCCGATGTTCTTGTAGGAACGTTCGTTATTTGGTATGTACCCACGAGCTACCAACTGATAATAGACCTGACGAAGGGTAAGCTCGAAGCCCTGTCTGCTATACTCACCGACTACCTTGTTGACGAGGGAAATCAATTCGAGACTATTGTCTCGGAAGTTAATGTCTCTGTACTTGCATTTCATGGGATACACCTCACATATCGAGAACGTGGGTGGCGATCATGTCCGCTTGATGCGTCCACAGCACGTTCGGGAAGCGGTGGATGGCGCGGGTGTAATCGCCCCATTCTTCCTTGTCGGTAAACGCGCCCATGTGATAGCGAATACAGGCTACTTCTTCCTCGGTGAGCTTGGTCAGGGTGGACAGGAGCATGACGCTCTTTTCGCCGTGGCCTTTGAGCAGGGTGTCGGTGTTGTACAAGTAGGGCGGTTCTCCCGCTTTCCGATTCTCGTTGGGCGTGTAGCTGTCCATCTTGCACAGGTCATGGAAGATACCCACGATGTAGGGGCTTTCGGGTCTCTGCCATTCGAGGTGATTGCGTTTGGTGAGTTCCACCAACTGCTCCATGACGGCGAGGGAGTGTTCAAACAGACCGCCCTCGCGGGAGCCGTGGTACTTGGTGGAAGCGGGAGCCTTGAAAAAGCCCTTGACGGCAAGCCACCCCAAACAGTCGAAGGGAATATGCGGGGCGATTTCGCGCTCGAACATGTCCACATAGGCACTCGTGGCGATCTTACCCATTCTGCTCACCGTCCTTTTTGGCGTTGTCGATCATGGTATTGAGGAAAATCATGTCGAGGTCGCTGATTTCCCCGCCGTTCTTCGATGCTTTGAGAAGAAGCTGATACACGGCAAAGATTTCATTGGGAGACCCCTGAAACACGAGGGCGGGATTGCCCTGCGGGGTGGGAAGAATCATCTGCATAGTTCATTTCCTCCTTTTGTTTGCTTTGCGGTTGGTGTCCGCGATTCGCTTATTCATACTGCCGAGAATGGCTACCTCCATCGCGTGTTTCTCGTTGTACGCATCCCTCTCTCTACGAAAGGCGAGGTACTTTTCGCACTTGGAGTGACAGCCTATGTGTCGGTCGGGACAGTCCTTACACGGTGGTCGCATGAGACCTCACCTCATCCTGCGCGGGACTTCGGGAGGATAGCCCTGACCCTCCCGCTTGCCCTGCTGATACCTGCGCCAAGCGTGAATCTCGAAGCACTCCACGAGCGCACCGCCAAGAGCCATGAACAAAAGTGCCTGCATAAGGGTCAGCATGGGTAATCCTCCTATCGCTTATATCGCGTAACGCTTCGCACGATGGTTTCAAGTTCGTCCTCGCCCAATGAGGGGTCACAGGCTACCACGTTGGCGTAGGTCAGTTCATCGTAAATCTGCTGTTGATCGTAGCCCTGATTGTGGAGCATCCCCGCAAGGCTCGTTAGGCAGATATTACGGCATCCATTGGGAATCCGAGGATAGACGGGACGGAGCTTGACCCGTCCATCCTTCGGAAGCTCCCACAGGGGAGTGTAGACACGGTTGACATTCTCTCTCCCTTCACCCTCCCGTATGGCTTCGGGAAAGTAGGTCTCCACCACATAATCAATCGCCGTTTGGTTTTCCTCGATCTTGCGGTAGAGAAGCACATCGCCCGTGGTGATAAAGTAGCGGGAATCCTTGTAAATCTCCACGCCCTTTTTGTTGTTCTTGCCCTTGAAGGGCAACTCGCCTTTCAGGATGACGTGGAAGCCCCTGCCCGACCTGCTTCTTTCGGTGTAGGAGTGGCAAACGCCGAGAATGTCAGCTGCCAACGGGGAAATCAGACCATCCTCATCGAACCCCACGTCAATGTCGATTCCCACATAGCCGTTGTCATCGAATACGAAGCCGATATTGTCCGCATCCCCACACTCCACGCGATGCACCGCTTCCTCGAAGCTCGTCCATGTTTTGGGGTCGGAGGACGAAGCAGGTGCGCCTGAATTGGCGTTCATGGGGATTTTGGAATCCGCTTCCACGACCACCCATTGCTCCAAGGCGGTCAACTCCTGCGGGATGTTCTCGAAGCGGTTCATAACAGCCCTCGATTCTTGGCAAAGGCGGTCAGGAAGGTGTTGTTCAACGCCCACACATCGCTCTGCGGGATTCCCCGCTTCCTGCTTGCCGTATACACGTTGTCGGGGAAGGTATCGCGCTCACGGTAGATTTCAAGCAGGATTTCCTTTTCGCTCTCCCCGAATTGAAGCAGGGTTTTCAGGCAGGTGTTCCAATTCAGCATTTCCGCTTCGGTCTGAAAATCCATCCGACCGCGAAGGTGCTGATTTCGAGCGTAGAACCGCATCGCATGGGCTGCGTACTCGGAATAGAACGTGTGCGCCATTGTCCTCTCACCTCCGCTTTTTCTTGGGAACAGGGGCAGGGTCGGCGGGAGCGTTTTCGTCCGTGACCGTGCCGGGGAAGAAGAACTTGTCATCGACAGCGATGGGATGGCCGGGGAACTCATCGCTTTCGCTCACATTGCCGTGAGCGATCATGTCCAACGCCCCGCCCTCGCTCATGACATTGCGAACCATGTCTGCACCCGCCCTCATGAGGTAACTGGCCTTGCCGTGGTCGGTGTCGAGGGCGTAGACCTTGCCGTTTCGGATGACTGACTTCATTTTGTTGTACCTCCTATAATCAATTCCTTGGCGTAGGGGAGCTTGACAATCGCGTCACAGAGGACGTGCCACTCATCGAGCTTGTGATTGTGGCGGTACTCGTAGATGTTCTTGCACACAGCATAGTTGAGCATAACCGTCCGCTTCTGGTTGTAGGACGAGGGTAAAAGCTGAATCATCTGATACCAAAACTCTTTTGGATCGATCACATTGGGAAACTCGGTCTTGGAATGCTCCCAATGCTTGAAGTAGTTACGGGAACGATTGATTTCCCGAATCGTGTTCAGAAGGATGGCTTCGCCCAAAGCGTCCAAATGCTCATGAGAGAAGTCATCGAGGGTTAAATCACGGGAATCAATCTTGTGCATGGTGGAGCAGGAATTGGCAACCGTGCCGACCTTATAGGTGTCGTACTCATTCCACCAATAGAGGGGCGCGGTAATGTCCATCGTGACCACGATCATCCGCAGGAACTTCCCGTGAACCTGCCCCGCATCCGCAAGGGTGGTGGCGAGTTTCAGGTCATTCGCGCCAAGCTCAACCCCTTCGAGAGGGCAGGAATCCTCGCCACAGCCGAAGGTGGAATCGGTCTTGTCCCAGCTGTTCTTGGGGTTCCGCATCCCACGGATGGCAGCTTCCCAACCGAGGGTTTCAACGCGCTCAACTTTCAGCATGGTCGTATTCCTCCCGATGGACGGATTTGTCAGGGTCGAACCCGTCAGGATAACGCTTTTTCAGCTTTTCGATATTCATGCGGAACACCGATTCGAGGTCGTATCCGATGGCATAGGCGGTCACAGCGAGATACCACGCCACATCACCCAATTCTTCCGCGAGATGTTCCCGATTCAGTTCATGGCCTTGATGCAGGAACTTCTTCACAATGTCGATGCACTCTCCGCTTTCCCCGCAAAGCCCCATCACGCCGTTGGTCAGCATACCGTAGGGATGGAGTGAATCATCGGTGGTAGCGGTTCGGAGGGCAAGGTGCTGATACTCATTGATCTGCATTATCCCTGTTCCTCCATTTCGAGCACCGTCATGATGGCGTAGTTAGCGAGGTCGAGCAGGGTGTCCTTGATGGATTCATCGTTCACCTGCTGACCGCCCTGACGAGACAGGGACTTGAAGCGGTTCAGCTTATCCGACAGGCGAATCCGAGCCATCGCCATTCCTTCTTCCTCGAAGGTGACGTGAAAGGAATCGCCGTAGTCGTGGTTTTTCTTCGCGTAGAGCGCGTTCAGGCCAAGGCACAAATCCTTGTGACGCTCCACCTTTGGTTTGGTGTTGTTTGTCAGAATCATGGGTGTTACCTCCAAATCACACTCGGAAACGCTTCGTGCATTTCCTTTTCGGCTTCCTCGTAGGAGGAATAGTTGGCAAAGTGGATGGGCTCGCGCTCTCGCCCCTGCCGTTGCAGGAAAATGACCATATCCACCCCGCCGAAAACGGAATCGTGAATATCGGCGGTCAATACATCGCCGTGGTAGATGGCATCAAATCGTTTCATTTGAAATCCTCCACAACGCCCTCCGCGAAGTGACAATGCTGTCCGTCCTTTACTTTGGGAAAATCCCACATGTAAAGCCGTTCAATGTCCTTGCGAAGCTGACAGTTTCGGGCATCCTTCCCGCACTTCTCACAGAACAGGCAGTTCATTTCCATTGCGAGAGAGGTGACACGCTCCAAGGTTTCTTCCTCCACATAGGTAAAGGCTTCCTTCTTGGTGGACGAGATGGTATTCTTGACCACAATCTCGCAGGTGGTGGAGTTCAACTCCTTTTGAATCATGGCAAGTTTTTTTACGGGAATAGTCTCGCACACCTTACGAAGAAGTTTTTCCGAAACCACCATCAGGAGCCGAGCGTCACGCCAACCGCCTTTTATCAGTTTCAAACGCTTTTTCAGTTCGCTCCCGTCCCTGTCCCAAGCGTCCACAATGCCGAAAAGCTGACGCAGGGCGCGGTACTCGCGGTATGAGAGGGGCGGTCTTTCATTATCGGGAATCATGAATTATCCCTCCCATCGCTCGGGAGCGGCCTACGACCGCCCCAGAGCGTTTCGGCAAGTTACCCAAGCAAGTCATCGAGATTGTAGCTACTCGTGCTCTGTGCCGCCTCCGGGCTTGTCTGGGGAGCTTCCTGCGGGGCTTCGGGCTTCTGCGGTTTCGCCTTGCCCTTTGCCTTGGTCTCCTTGGCAGTCAGGGTCATGGTCAGGGCTTCGGGAACGGGGCTTTCCTCGAACTCATAAGCCACAGCCTTGTCACGACCGAGATTCGCGTAGGTGCGCCCGTTGGATTCGTTGTGAACCACCTCGACCTGAATGTAGTGACCGACAAGCTCCTGCGGGTCAACATCCTCCATGTCGAAATTGTCCATCGCGGTCTTGGCGAAGTAGCTGAAAGCGTTCATCGCGCCCTCGTTGGGCTTGCCATCCTTGCCCTTGAAGCGGAAGGTTTCGCGCATCGTCCGGGCTTGGGCGTTGCACATATAAATCGTCAGGTTGCCGAAGGTCTCCTTGTACTCGACACCGTAGATACGAAGTACCTGAATACCTTCGTCTATCGGGGTAAACCCGCCCGTCATGGGAATCCTTGCCATCGCTTTAGTCCTCCTTCTTTTCTTCGGTCTCGTTGTTGTCGGGCTTGCCGAACAGTTTTTCGCGCATCTGACCCGCGAAGGTCGCGCCCGTCAGGGGAATCAGGAGCTTACTCACGCCTCCCTCAATCCGAGGGTCGTTCATAATGTCGTTCATGGTCTCGACAACCGCATTGTCGAACTGCTCCTTGGTGATCGTAATGGAATCCTTGCACATCGCTTTAGTCCTCCTTCTTTTTCGATACCGACATGCGATAGCTCGATTCTGCCTTGGAATACTTGTCATACAGGCCATCCGCTTTCAACCTGTCCTCATCGACCTTGGTGGAGGTGGAACGGGTGAGTGACCACACATAGGACGAACCCTTGGCTTCCACCTTGGTCTGGCCATCCTTGAACTGGGTCATCATGTGTTCCTTGACCTGCGTTTTGATGGCTTCGAGACGCTTCTTTTTCTTCTTGATGGTCGCGCTCACGGCATCCACCTCGGCTTGCAGGGCTTCACCCTCCTGCATCAAGGCTTCAATGTCCGATTCGGGGTTCAGGCTGTTCGTCCGCAGGACTTTCAGAATGTCGGCATCGGCCTTTTCATCGAAGTCAGGAGAAATGCCCGTCTCCACATGGTCTGTCCACCACTTCTCGGCTTGGGCGATCATGTTGCCGAAATTCGGGTAACGCTCGGACACCTTGAAGGGAACGGTGATCGTGTTTTCCACGTTCACCTCAAAAGCTTCGGGGTTCTCGTAGTCCTTGGGGTCGAGGAAGGAGCAGACCATAACCACATCGTCCACGCCCAGGAGCCATGCGTATAGAGCTGCCTGAATGGCGTAGTATTCGGGAATGTCGTTTTCCCAATCCTCGGAGCGCTGGGTGGTTTTCATTTCCAAGACCATTTCGGTTTTGCCCTCGTCATCGTTCACGAGATAGTCCCACATACCGCCGAGGTGCTTGCTATCGGGGAAGAAATCGCCGTAGGTCTTTTTGAAATAGTCCTCGCCCCAAATGTCAGCAGGTTTCACCAAGCCTGTCATGGCGTAGGCTTTCCGCATGTACTCGGCCTGTTTGGGTTCAATCGCCTTACCTGCGATGGTGAACTTGGTGTCCTCAAAGGGTTCCTGATAGGTCTTGGTGATTTCGCACCACGCCTTGAAGGGGGTGTTCCACTTGTTCAGCCCGAAGATGGACGCAAGGCGCGTACCCGTGATTTTCTTGGGGTGTTTGGGTGGTGCGACCTCGATATGCTTATCGACCCACCTGATTTCAGCCATTGTCGGTTTCCTCCTTCGGCTTCATGGATTCGGGGAAGTTGCCCTCCATCATCTCGGAGACACGGGTGAGAATCTTGGCACAATCGGCCTTGGAAATCTCGGTGAAGCCCTTGGTGCGCATCGCCACCTGCGCCATCCATTCCTCCACGGGGTCGTGGTAGGTGGCATCGTCCTTCACCTTTTCTTTCAGGGCTTTCATGGCCTTTTTGAACTGCGACAGCTGGAGCGCGTCAGCCATACCCTCGGCATTGGTCAGTTCCTTTTTCACCTCGGCGCGTTCCTGCGGAGTGGCGGGAGCCTTGGGCGCGGGAGCCGGGGCGGGAGTGCTGTCGGTAAGAACGGACTGGGGCTTGTTGTCGATTTCGTCCGCTTCGCAAATGTCGAGCGCGATCTGGTACAGGTAACGGCGGTAGTAGGTGACGGTTGCGCCGATGACCTGAATGGGGTTCACCGCTCGGTTGCCCTGCCACGAAGCGAGGGGGATGGAGAAGGTGATTTTGTCCTCACGGTTTTCGGTGTTCACCATGTCCATGTAGGCCAGCTCTTTGTCCATGTAAACCACGGGGAGCAGACCCAATTCCTCGAAAATGGGGGTAGCCGTGGGAACAATGTCTTTGAGTTCAAAGTACATGAACTCAATGTCGGTGTTCATACCCGACTTTTTGACCCCTTCGGCAAGGAACATCGACCTTGCCTTTTGGAGCTTTTGCAGAACGTTCATGGAGTTCTGCTCGGTAGGGGTTTCCTTGGGTGTTGCGGTTTGGGGCATCTTCGTTTTCCTCTCTTTCTTTGGCTTTTCGGGCTTGATACCGAGAAAGTCATTGATACGCTTTCGCGCCATGTCGATATAGAACTGTTTGTCTATATCGTCAATCGTCAGGTGATTGTCGTTGTCGATGATGCAATGTTCGGGTAGCATCTCGATCTTGGCGGTGGCATCGTTCTCGGCCTTGACCTTGAACAGCTTGCCGTATCGCTCGTCCTTGGTGGCGTAGACCCTGTTGACTTTCTGAACGGGTTGCTTCTCGCCGTCTACCATGTGGTAGGCTTCCCTGTACTTCGCTCCCGCCTTGGCGATGATCTGGAACTTGGATATGTCATCGCAAAGAGCGATGGTTTCTTCGGGCGAGGTTCCGAACACGAAGTAGTTCACGATAGCTTCCGCGACCACAGTGGCGTTGTTGTTCACATTGAACGCTCCCGCAGGGGCGATTCCCCGTACCAAGTACCCGCCTTTGATTTTCCAACGGGGCTTGTCCTTGTCATCGAACAGTTCTCCCGTGGGAATCTCAACATAGTTGTTCACGTCCTTTTGGTGGATGGCGTGAATCTTATCTTCCTCCAACTCGAAGCCCGTGCGCTCCTGCCACTCTGTCACGATGGCCTGAACAGCGGGGTAATCGGTCTTATCGAAGCTGACCATGATACCGTCCGTGTTCAACTGAACGACCTTCAAGGTCGGGCAATCCTCGCAGAGGTGTCGGGAAAGCTCCAAAAGGAACAGCTGCCCCGTGACGCAGACCGAGCGACCCATGAGGGGGTCAAACAGGTCGTTGTACTGATTGAGCATCGCGCCGTAGGTGGTGTTGGAAACCAGTTTCAGGGCGTTGGCGGTAGCCTTGTCTCCCGCTTTTTTGGCTTTCATGCGTTCTTCGAGCATGTCTGCGTAGATTTGCGGGTCGGGAATGTTCCGCGAGGTGTAACCGTATATCGTCATCAGGTGAGGGTAGTAACTCGCCACATCGTAGTTGCGGATGATTCTGTCCTCGGTTTCGGTTTCCTCGTAGAAGGGAATCGCGCCGTGGATTCCTCCGTAGGCAAGCACCGTGGGGCATCCGTACACATCCTGTTTCAGCTTGCTTTTGAACAGCACATCGTCAGGAATGGCGGGGTCGTGCATCCGATCAAAGAAGTCGAACACCTCATGAGGGATGTACTCACGGAGCAGGTTGGGCGGGTACTGATACTCTCGCTCGTCCGTCCAAGGGCGGTTCGGGCGTTGAGCATCAAGATAGGCAGCTGTCAGCTTGGCGTTGGTCATGGACAGGGACTTGGCATCGTCAAGGTGCTTGATTCGCCCCAGGTGGAGCTTGTTTTGCAGGTAGCTTTTGCGCTTCCTGACAAGCTCGGCGGTGGCTTCCACGTCATGCTTGCAGTAGAATATCGTCTCCTGCAATTCCTCATCGGTCAGCGGGTGGTCGATATTGAAATCCACGGTGGATTCCTGCACCGACATTCCCAAGTGTCCCTCGATAGCTTTCAGGGAAAGCCCCTTCTGCATATCGTCCATAATGTCCACGTTGTTGAACCAATACCGAATCTGTTGCATGAGGGGGTGTTCCCATCCGTTGTGACCCGAAATCAGGTAATCGTTGAGTTCCTTGACCTCATCGGGTTCGCACCCGCCACAGACCGCTTTCATGATGTATTGATCGTAGGACTTGGAATTGAAGCCGATGTAGATGGCATCATCGTCCATGAACTCCAACACACCTTCGGGGTCGTTGTGGAAGATGAAGAACTCGCCCGTCTGGAAATCCATGAACACCACAAGCCAATCGTAGGCGAACACCTCAAAGTCATAGATGAAAATTCTCAATCGTTCACCTCCTACCCAAGCAAGCGGTCGAGCCACATATCTACGGTCTCGCAGGATTGCCGTTGCCAATCCACTTCCTGCCCTGTCCGCTTGTTGATGAGCTTCGGTTTCATGTACTGTCCCAAGACGTAGTTGGCGTTATCGCCTTTAGGGATATGGCAGGATGGGATATTTCAAATCCCTCTGCCATTCGGCTTTCAACCTCCTATCCTTGGTACAGAAGTAGACATAGCGGTGTTTCGCGCTCCTGAACTCCCGAATGTCGTAGTTGCGTTGTTCCTCGGTGTAGTGGCGGGAGTGCTTGCCGACCCCTGCGTACACGTTAGTTCTTTCCTTGGTCGCGCCCGTGTAGAGGAAGTTGGTGGCTTGGTAGATGTAGCCATGATGGTTCATCTGCGTATCGGAGTAGGAGACGATAATCCAGTTGTTGACCCTTAATCTCCGCAGACAAGCCGACACGAAGGAGGACAAGGGTTCATGGAAGTCATCTTCCCGACACAGGCGGTTCAGTTCGTACACCGAACTCTGCCATTTCTCACCGCACACACCCACGCACAGGCTATGAGAAGCAGGTTTCCCGAAGGTACATACCGCTTGGAGCTTCCCGTCCACCTCCCACCCAAAGGCTTGTGTGATTGTTGGGATTCGCCCTGAATAGTGGCGGGGAAGCAGAAAGTCAGACGCTTGCTTGGCGGTGAGATAGAGAATCTTTCCTTTCATCCGTCTACCTCCAAGAGCCTGTCGAGCCAATCCGAGCGAGTGCCGACCAATCGGCTTTCCGCATACTCGCATTGCGCCTTGGAAATTTCCGACCCGATGCAGTTGAGACCCATTCGCGCACAGGCCACGGCGGTCGTGCCACTCCCCATGAAGGGGTCGTAGATTGTTGCCCCGTCCTTGGCATAGAGAGAGAGCAACTTTTCACACAGTTCCGAGGAATAGGTGGCCTTGTTCAGGGGGCAAGCCCCATCGTTGTTCTTAGCTTCAATCAGGTTGGTAATGTTCTCATAGGCGGGTTGCCCCGTTTTGCGGTAAGACTTCACCTGCTTGTTCATGGTGAAGGTTTTCATTTCGGCCTTTCGGCAGAGGACGAACACGAACTCCCAAATTCTTGTCAGGCGGTTCGAGGAAGTGCTGTTAGGGAAAGCGTTTGACTTCTTCCAAACAATCACGTCAGCAATCGTGAACTCCGTCTGTGTGATAATGGCGTTGACCGCTTTGAACATCCCTTCTGTGTTCTCAGCCCCGTAATTGAGGTTGTAGAGAACACATCCGTTTGGAGCAATAATCCTGTCGAACGCTATGAATAATCGCCTTGTGAAGTCTGAGTATTCCTCATCGGTCATGTTGTCTATGTGGGTATCATACCGAACATAATCATACTGACCGTCACGAACGTTCGTGTTTTCGAGGGTACGGTTCTTACCTGCTTTCTTGTTCGTATTGTAGAAAGGGGAGGTAAGAACCACATCGACTTCACCTGCTGCCATACATTTCATAGTGTCGAAACAGTCCTCGTTGTTAAGCTGTATCACATTACGTTATCCTCCTTCCGTAAAGGTGATTTGCGTATCGGTTGCTCAAATATCCTTGTAATATTCCACCCGCGATAATGCCTGTCGTATAGAATACGCCACGGAATTGAGGTAATCTGTTCCCATTCGAGTAGTGAATGTGTTTCACCGTGATAAGAAAGATACACATTATTCGAGCGGTTGTTCTGCTGAACTTTCTGAGTAACCCAACGGCAGTTATCCGGAGTGTAATTACCTTGTGGATTGATTCTGTCGATAGTCAAGTCATCTGCGTAGCCATTAGCAAACGACCAATCTCTGAAAGGCTCGAACTCACTCCATGCTTGACAAACTTGAATCCCTTTCGCTCCATACTTGCCGTAAGCTGAACAGTTGGGCTTCTCGCAGCGTTGGCGCATGGTAAGCCATATATTATGGAGTCTTGTATGGCTCATTCCGTGAGTTCTTCGCATATGTAAGCACCTGCCTTTCGGTAATGGCGTAGCCTTTGCTTGTACGATTTGTATAGATACGGGATGTTATCAACAAAATCGTAGCAAATAGCATCTTTTTTACCATCACAAATCCTTGCAATGCGCCCAATGGACTGAACGACTACCGCATAATCCTTCACAGGTGTTGTCATAAACAACCTCTCCAAGCGAGGAATGTCTAAGCCCTCCTTACAAAGCGAATATGTAGCGAAAAGATACATTTTACGACCATTCCGCATATCCTCAATCGCTTTTTCACGTTCCGCTTTCCCACGCTTTGAGGTCATTTTGCCTGATACCATTACCGAGAACTCTTGCATTGACTTGGGTAACAGGTGCATAAGAGTTTCGAGATGTTCTAACCTATCGCTGAGTATCAAGCTGGGATGTTTCCATTCAGCCGCGATGTTGTCCCTTATCACCAAGTTCCGAGAGAAATCCTCGCATAAATAGCTGATAAGGTTGGTGTAGTTCAGCGTACCGTCTGAGTTCAAACAAGCAGGACTGAGCTTTGCCCCTGTGCCAACAGGTTTAATCCCAACCTTCATGATTTTTCCTGCTACCGCTTCATCGGGAACGGTATAGATAACATGTCCGAGTAGTGCGTAGGTGGCTGTTATCATGCCGTCCGCTCGATGTACTGTAGCGGATAATCCGTACTTGTGCCTTGCGGACAAGCTGTTTAGTACCTTATAGAACTGAGTCATTGCGGTTGGTGTCCCCGCTACACGGTGACATTCATCCACAATGATGACATCCCATAAATCGCGGTACTGAGCTAAGTCCAGCTTACACATCGTTTGGATTGTGGCGAAGGTTATACCGCTTCCAACATTGACTTTCCCCTCAGTAATCGTCCCTATGAGGGACTTGTCAATGTACTGCTCTGCCCTTGCCTTGCTTTGGCTAAGTAGGTCAAGTGTGTGAGTAAGCCATAGCGCCTTTCGCCCATACCTCTCTACAAGAGCAATCCCCATCTGCGTTTTCCCGCTTCCCGCAGGGCTTTGGAGTATGCCGTATTTCGCATCCAGCGCGGCTTGGACAGCCGTCTCTTGATAGTCATAGAGTGGAATAGAGCCACCGTACCGAACGCTTCCAGAAGGCTTAAACGCACTTTCTACGGTACTGTCTCGAAGTAATTGACCCAGACTTCTCAGAGTGCCAAACGGGAGGATAAGTGAGTTTCCTCGTACTTCGTACAGCGTAAGAACCTTTGGGGTATTACCGAGCCAAAAGTGCATCCTCACTTTCTTGGCGTACTCAGGATTTGAGATGGTCAAATACTCTTTGCACCATGCAATGAGGTCAGATGATGGATTCTCAATGCAAATGGTATTGCTTACTGTTACTCGCATATCCGTTCCACCCATTCTGCGAAAGGTGTACCGATTTTTCGGATATACCCTTCGTTCATGTAGGACTGACCTTGCGAAAAGTACCATTGCATCTCACAGAACAACATTATGTACACATCGCCGTTCGAGAGCTTTAGGGCGAATACTGGCTCTGTACTGACGTACTGACTCCATAAGTCCATCGCCGTCCATTGGTTATCCTCGATACGGCTCAGGGGAAACCCTTTGGTACTGCAAACCTTACAGTCAATCAGCCAGCTCTGAGAACCTTTTGCGGCAATGATGTCGGCGGGTTGTCCCGCGCTGTTTTGAGCCAAGTTGTGCGCCCAGAATCGTTTTTCGGCAAGCATTTTGCAGAACTCAGCTTCAAACGCATTACCGAGCGCCTTATTCGTCAAGCCCATACACGTCCTCCATCATCGCTTTGAAGTCCTCAGCCCATTCTTCGATGTCGTTTGGGTTGTTCTGCCGCCACTTGCTTGCCACGGCTGTTCCTGCCAATGAAGGGATGAGCCGATGCAAAACGTAATCCTCGATG